ATGGATAGGGGTACCCCTCACCCAATTTGAGAACTTTTTAGAATCAGTAAACCCCTATATGAGCCATAAAATATTTCCAAAATTTTCCAATATCAGTAAACTATTTTACATGCAAAAAATAGCGATTGTAGTATCGCTTCGTATATTCTTCTTTAGATTCTCACTCTCTTCTTCTCTGTACCTGTTCTCTACCACCAGTGACTTCCGAAGACGTATAATGGGATGTTGAGGAGGGTAGGTTGAGGAAGGTTGTGAATGGGCGGCTTAGTACCTGGAACCGGCTTACGCTAATGGCAGCCCTGCGAGCTGGTACTGGTTATAGTCTACTCCTACAGGGAAAGGTGTCAAGCAGTTGACTGGTATAGCTGGGTGTTATAACATAGAAGCATGAAGCTAAAGCTACGTAAAATAGGGAACTCTCATGGGGTGCTCCTTCCAAGGGAGATAGTCCTTCCGTTCTTAGAGAATGGTTTCATTGAACTTGTAGTAAAGGACGGGAACACTATATATGATTTCAAGATAGAAAATGATGGTCGTTACATGGAAAACTATGAAACAAATAAAACCGGAAGTGAATAGGAATAAGGGGGGGCGGCCGAAAGGTATTCCTTGTACTTGGAAGGGGAAGAAGCGCCCTGGAGGTGTGAAACCACATAAGTTGAAGAAACCGATATTCACCAATAAACAAAAAGCATGGGCTGACAGATATATGGAAACAGGGAGCGCAAGTAAAGCAGCGGCTGAGGTCTATGATATAGACACCTCTGTGCCTGCTTATAGGCAGTACGCTAATTCTCTCGGAAGTCGGAACAAGAACAATCCGACTATTCAGAAATACATGGAAGGGTCTGTTGAGTTAGCTTCAAAAACCATCACCTTTTTAGCGGTCAATGCTGATAATGAGCGAGTGAGGCTTTCAGCAGCTCAGGATATACTTGATAGGCTTGGGTTTAAGGCTCCAGAGAAGGTAGAGATAGATGACAGACGCAAATTGAATGATGATGACTATGAAGCCATTAGAAGGGTGCAATCAATCCTTTCCGGTGTAACCATAGAAGAAATACCTCCTATTCATATAGCAGATATAGAAGATGACCAACGAGACCCTAGCGAAAGCACTGGAAGCGATAACGACGCTCTCTAAGGAGGCACGTGTCGAAGCTATCAGAACTTCTCCATACGGAGAAGAGCTTTTCATGGGCTACTACTTCTCGGAATACATCAAATATCCGTTCGCTCCGTTCCATTTTGAAATGTTCCAGGACTGGAGAGACCTCCAGAGTGGCAAGATACGGGAACTGGCCTGGATTATGTTCAGAGAAAGCGCTAAATCGTCGATTTCAAAGGTTTTAATGACGAAATCCATCTGTTTTAAAGAACGGGCGTACATAAACATCGACTCATTCGACAAGGACAATTCAGAAACGTTTCTCTTTGATGTCGCCCAGAATCTCCTCACTAACCGCCGGATTATTCAGGATTTTGGCTTCCTTTATGAGAAGAAGCGTAGCTCAGAAGAGATGACCCTCACCCGTATCGGGAAATTCCTCACCAAAAACAATATCCTCGTCGAAGCACACTCTGTTGCTGAATCCGTTCGTGGGCGTATTTATGGAGCACAACGTCCGAATTGGCTTGTCTTAGATGATTTTGAGACGAATAAAACGAAGGATTCCGAGGCATACACAGCTGTAACCAAAGGGCATATTGAGGAGTTTTCCACAGGACTCGATTCAAAGGCAGGTATCCTTTATTTAGGAAATTACATCACGAAAACAGGAGTTGTCCAGTGGATTATGGACAGAGCGGAGAAGGACGACAAAATTCGCGTCCGTATGGTTCCGATAGAAGAAGGCGGTAAACCGACATGGCCTGAAAAGTATTGCCTCACTGACGAAGAGGCTGAAACAAGCGGTAAAATATCCCTTGAAAGCAAGAAGAAGCAGTTCGATTTCGTCCTCTATCAGACGGAAATGATGAATAACCCGATAGGGAGTGAGCAGCAAATCTTCAAGAAAGAGATGTTCAAGTATATTTCCTATGATGAAGTGATGAAACTGAACTGTCGGGTATTTATGGCCATCGACACCGCCATTTCTCAGAAAAACAACGCCGATTATACTGGAATCTCTATTGTTTTTGTTGACCGGGAAGGATTTTGGAATGTGATGACCTTCAAACGACGTATGACCCCGAAGGAACTCCTCGATTTCATATTTGAATACTGGGAAAAGTACAAAATTGAGGAAACCGGTATCGAAAAAACCACTTTTCAGATGGCACTCAAGGAATTTTTTGAGGAAGAAATGCGGAAACGTGGGAAATTTCCGAGAATTGTTGACCTACTTCATCGTGGGCAAAAAAAAGAAGAACGTATTCGTGGAGAGCTTCTCGGACGCTACGAATCAGGCTCAATTAGGCATATAACGAACTATACGGAAGGACTTGAAGAGGAACTCCTTGCTTTTCCTGGTTCAAGAAACGATGATGTAATAGACAGTTTTTCTTATATGCCACAGATAGCAAAATCTCCGTTTTCAAAAGTTCATACTATTGTGAGAGCAATGCCTATCGACAATTTTGCTTGACACGTTATTAGGAGTGTTTGATAATGAAAGCAAATTAAATAAAACCGTGTGAAAGTATCGAATTTCATCACAGAACACAAGGAAGGAAGAGTCCAAGTTTCATCTGATATATCATATTCCACGAAGGAAACGATAAATGACATTTATCGACTTTATAATGGTTTTTTTAAAGTAAAAACGGATTCGAGCGGTCTTGAAAAAGTAATGTTGAACATAGCGTGGATAGTGTATCGCACGCTTTTTTATGGTTCCGACGTCGACACAAAGGACATGCAGATGAGGAGTCTCAATGGTTATGGGACGAAAATACTCTCAATCCTCCGCATGGCGACTGTATCCCACCTTAATAGGAGCGGGTTCGGTGACTTCATTGATGATGTACGCTCTGATTTGGCTGTTTTTGGCTCTGTTTTGATTAAAATAGTTGATGGGAAACCGACAACTGTTGACCTCCGCAACGCCGTCATCCCTCCGCATGAATCAGACGTGCAGAAAACTGGGTTAGCAGAAAGACAACTTTGGACGTTTGATGAGTGTCTGGCGAGAAAAGACGAGTGGAAGAACTGGAAAATGGTTGAAGAGCTTTTCAAATCGCTTGAAAAGAATGGCGGTATTCCGCAGGTTAAAATCGTAGAGTTTTGGAATAAAAAAATTGAGGCTGGGGAAGAAAAAAAGGTATGTACTCGTTACATTGATTTAAGCGATGTTGACACGAAGACATTCGATGAGCCATCTTCGTGGGAAACATATGTCGAGCTTGAGGAATTTGACTCTCCACATAAAAGGAGACGACAAACGGCGTATCTCCGTAAGAAGTACGGAGAATATGAACAACTCTATCCATACATCTATTTCCCATTCATAAAGGTGAAAGGGAGAGGACTTGGGAAAGGCGTATTCGAGATGCTTTTCGGAGTCAACGGACTTTACCAGGAAGTTTGGCATAATGGTCGAAAGCTCCTCAATCTCTCACTGAAGGGAATCTTCGTCCATAAAGTTGCCGCTGGAGAACGCTCACTTGAACAGCAATTTTTGAATAATCTTGATACTGGAGTTGCTGTCCAAATTGGAACAGACGAAGATTTAACCCGTCTTGGAATCGACCCACAAGGGTCGTCAGTCCTCTCTATTACAGACAAACTCTTTGAAATAGCTCGACAGATAGTCGGTATTACCGCTCAAGGGGCTGGACAGGATATGCCGTCGACGACAACCGCCACTGTAGCTATAGCTAACAAGCAGACACAGCAAACAACCTATGATTTCCTTATCGAGCGAGTATCCATTCTGATGAAGCAGCTCTTCCAAGATTTCTACATGGAACAGATTATTGAGGAACTCACCGAAGAGGAGGTTGTTGCCATTACGGGGAGTACCCGTGAGTTAATTGAAATGGATAAGTGGCTCATAGAGAACATCGTGAACCAGGCTGTTATTGACTTCAGAAACCAAACAGGGCTGACTCCTACCAGAGAAGAAGTAGATACTATACGAATGAACGTCGCTGAATCTTTGAAAGCGTCTGGGAAAGACCGATTTCCAGAGGTGAAGAAAGAGTTGCTTAATGATATTGATTACTTTGTCGAGTTCTATGTGAACAACGAGGGATTCGATAAGGCGGTGAAGATACAGAATATGATGCAGATGCTTCAGATGAACACGTCACTCTCTCGCGAGCAGATTGAAGCAACTATTATTGATGCGATGGGCGAGAACGCCAAACAGTTTGAGAAAACAGAGGAGGAAAAGCAGCGAGAACTCGAAATGGCTCAGGCAGCTATGATGGCTGAAAACGCTCCAGTGAATCCGATAAGCAACCAACCACAAGACCAGCAGTTTCAATTCTCTAACGCTCCTATACGAAGATGAAAATTCTCGAAACGAATGACGAAATAGCCGCCGCTGAAAAAGCGGTTAGAGAGTCCGAGGCTCTTTACAAGAAGGAATCTGAAGCATATTTTGCTTCATTACGAGAAGACCCATCTTTCAAAAAATACGTCATTGAAGGAATCATCAACAAAGAATTAAACAGAATCACAAACCTTGAGTGGATGTATGAGTCTGAACTCCTTGGTAAATCATCAAACTCACAGATTGGCGAGATATTGAGAAGAAATTCAGTTGTGTTTAGAGTCCTTAAAAATATACTGAAACCTATACTTAGGGTTGAGTAGCATATTCTGAACATTATGTGAGGGAATTTAATCCCTCGTGGTCAGATAGTTTACTCAACAAATATGTCTGAGCAAGACCAACACTCAAACGAGAATGACGAGAAATCGTCTACCCTTGTAGGAGAACGCGATTCGCAGGACGAAATAGATTTCGATTCATTGTTCGCCGATAATGAGAACAATGATGAAGATACTCCGGTAACACGAGCAGAGTTAGAGCAATGGAAAAAAGGTGCTCAAAAGCTCGCGACTGAAATTGGACGAATCAAGAAGGCAAATGCCGAAAAATCGCCGGAAGTGAAAGCTATAGAAAATGGTGCGCCTAGAGTAGCAAGCGAGGATAATCCAATTCTTAAATCGCTTTATCTCAAAGCAAATCCTGATGCAGCTATCATCTGGGATGAAGTTGAAAAAGAGGCGAAGTTACTTGGGAAAGACCCATATTCACTCTATGAAAGCTCATCCTATTTCAAAGGAGAGGCAAAAGCACGAGCCGAAGCGAAATCTCGAGAGGAAACGAACAAGAACAAGGTAAAAAGCCCGACAAGTCAGATGGTCAATGGAAACGTAGACTATTCGAATGTATCCGATTCTGATATTGCAAACATGTCAATACAAGAATTTGAGAAGTTCTCTGACTGGAAGGCTGCACAGTCGAAAAAATAGAAGAAATCGGCTGCACCTTGGTAGTATAAGATTAAGATTATGGCTAATAACCTTACAGCAAGTTTTCCTGAGTATTGGTCGAAGCGCATGCAGGTGACCCATCTCAAGAAAGCGGTTTATCGTGGCATCTCTTCTTTCGAGGAGCAGGCTACATTGAAGAAGGGTGACACTGTACATCGACCATATCGCTCGGCCATGACGGTCAACGCGCTCGGTTCTGAGGGTAACTACACCAGGCAGGACATCACCGATACCGATGAATCATTGGTTATCAACCAGGAGAAGGAAGTTTCGTTCTATGTTCGTGACATCGACCGGATGCAGTCGAACTACGACACGACGAACGAATACGCCGATGAAGCCTCTACCAGACTCACAAACTGGATTGATGGAGACGTTCTCGGAGAGTACGACCAAGCGATTTCGGTTGTTGATGACGCGGCTTTCGGGGGTTCTTCTGGAAACGGTGTAACCGCTACCACGTCAAACGTGCATCAGATTTTTTCGGTTGCTGGACGCAATCTCAACCTTCGTGAAATCACTGAAATGTCAAAGAGATGGGCAGTTGTTTCACCACATCTCTTCCAGACTATCATTGACGCAATGGGCGGACGTGAAAGTGCTCTTGGAGACCAGACATTCTTGAATGGAGACGCTGGTAAGTTCGGAGGTTTCAATCTGAAACTTTCTACTGCCACTGGGTATAGTGCAGTTCTCGCATTGGCGACTCAGCCAACTGACGGTGACACTGTTACCATCAATGGTGTTGTATTCACATTTAAGACGACCCTCGGTACTACCGCTGGCAACGTCCTTATCGGTGCTGATGCAGATGCCGCTCGGTTGAACCTGACAGCTCTTATCAACGCCCCTACCGCTACTACGGCTCAGGGAGTTGCGCTGAGTGCTGCTAACCTGAAGCTCATGAAGGGTATTGTTGGGACAAATGATGCTTCTGCAAATACCTTGACTCTCAAGGCAGAAGGACTTGGTTATGTCTCGGTAAGCGAAACCTTGACCGCAGCAGCGGACATTTGGACATCCGCGACCCAGCTCCAGCACTGTCTCTTTGGCCAGGGAACTCCTATCGACGTTGTTATCCAGAAGCAGCCGAACACGTTGGTCAAAGACCGTGATGGTTATATCGGAAAGGATATTGTTTCCTACACCGTGTATGGCGTGAAGACGTTCGCAGAGGGTAAAGACCAGATGGTTGATGTGAAATTGAATAGCAGCGCTTTCTAAGTTGAAAGAGCATGGGTAAGTGGTGAGGCGGTCTAAACCGCCGTCTCACACTCCTACTAATTAAAGTAAGGACAAAGAAATGACCAAAATATTGAATAGGGCGCTCAGAATAGGAGGCCAGTCCATGAAGATTGGAACACCAGTTGTAAAGGTTGAAACATTCGACGACAATAGTAATGTAACCTGTGCGACAGGGGCTACTCTCCCGTCAGACGGAGATAGAGGATATGCGGCGAATGGGATATTCCATTGTACATCGACGAACTTGCATTATGAGAACTGTGGGACTGCTACTTCAGCATATTTCCGTCCGCTGTTCCCATCTATGTCTAGTGCCGCAACTGCTCTCGCAAAGACAGCTAACTATACAATTACTGTCGCTGACTTTGGAAAGATTCTGACGAACACTGGTGCAGGTGGCGTAGTGGTATTCACTCTCCCGTCGGCAGTCACTTACCCAGGTGTAGTCCTTCGTTTCCATCTCTTCGCCGCTCAGATTGTACGACTTTTACCGGTAACTGGTCAGGCTGTATGTCTGAACAGCTCTGTAGTTGTAACGAAGTATCTGAACATTGCTGGTGTTATTGGAAACTACTGTGAAATCGTTTCTGATGGTACACAGTGGCTTGTTACTCAGTATGCAGGAGTGGTCACAAAAGAAGCATGAGTTTTGAGTGTATTTGAAAGAAATTTAATAGTTTTATCGGGGTTGGAACTGGCTTCTCGCCCCGCATAAGACAATTAAAATAACACTTATGGGAAGACCAAAAAAAACCGTTATCGAAAAAACCATTGATAAGGTAGAGGAAATTCTCGGTGACGAAAAGCAGAAGAAAGAAGCTCAGAAAGATGCAGAAGTAGCTGCTGCTCTTGATAATCTAAAGAAAACGACTCATAAAGATGGATACAGAGTGCTTGATAGAAACTTCGTATTTGTGAGAAAATACTGTGTAGAAGACCATGGCGAGAAAGCTGAAGCTCTTGCGCTTGAATTTTGTAAAAAAATAGGTGGCTACATAAATTAACTTTAATTCAATACTATGTCAGGATTAGCGCAAATGAAGGGTAAATACAATGTTACTGCACCAGTTATAAAGGACGGTCAAAATGAAGACTTGCAATTAGACGTTAGCGGAAATGCGAAAATAACCCTCGCGACCGGCCTTAATAAGACAGACGATGTTATAACAACACACGAAAAGGCAGGAACTCCGATTGCCTTGACTGCTTCTGGCCAGATTCTCGCTGCTCCTGGTCGGATTATCGGCTTCTACGTCAATTCAACGACATCAGGAACAATCCGATTCTCTGACGCTCTCACCGCTACCACTCCATATCTCGGCGCGGCTAT